CTCTGATCAATGTGATCGTTATGTAATTTATAATTACCTAGAAAACTCTTGGTATTTTGGAACTATGAATAGAAGTACTTATCAAGATAATGGAGTTGAATTAAATCCTTTAGCTACAGAATATTTTGCTAATTCTAATATTGCTACTATAAGTACTATTAATGGAATAACACAAGGAAGAAGTATAATCTATGCTCAAGAATCAGGAGTGAATGCTGATGGTGCTGCTTTACCAGCTTATATTCAATCAGGTGATGGAGATATTGCTGATGGTGAAACATTTAGCTTTATTAATAAAGTTATACCTGATTTTCAAAATCAAACTGGAAATACTATAATTACTTTAAATGTTAAAGATTATCCTAATGATTCAGCTACTGTTGGAGAAACTTTGACAGTAAATAACACAACTAGGTTCGTTAATACACGTATTCGTGGTAGACAATCTAATGTTAAGATACAAAACAATGATATCGGAGATAATTGGAGATTTGGTACATTAAGAGTAAATATAAAACAAGATGGAAAAAGATAAATATACTATAAGACCAGCTCGAATATCTGATGCTGTTCGTATAAGAGAATTACTTAAAACGTGGCTTACAGAGGCTCCGTTTAACTTTGGAAACACTAATAATACTAAAGCTTTAGAGAATATAGTATTTTACATTAAGAATAGTTTTGTTATAGTAGTAGAATATGAAAATATTATTATAGGAACATTAGCTGCTACAGTTGATGAGACATGGTATAGTGACAAAAAGTTCATGAGAACTTTATGGTTACATGTGAATCCTAAACATAGAAACTTTAGGATATTTCGTTCTATAATGATAGTTTTTAAAGAATACGCACTAGCAAATAAAGTAACTGCGATATGCGAAATCTTTCAAGGTAAAGACGTTGAAAGAAAAGATAAGGCTTTTATTAAATTAGGATTTAAAGTTATCGGAGGAACTTATATAGTCAATGGGTAGTATTTTCAAACCAAATGTTACAACAGTACAGGCACCATCGCAGTCATCGACTAGCTATGACATTCCTGCTTACTTTAAAGAAATTCAAGAAGATACTTTAAGACGAGGTCAAACTGAGTTTAGTAAACCTTATCAAGCTTTTCAAGGTCAACGTATAGCTCAACTTGATCCTTACGAAGTTCAAGCAGGTAATATATATCAAAATCAAATAGTACCTCAAGCAGGACAACTTGCTGCAATAGGTAATCAAACTTATGACACTGCTACAGCTCAAACTTATGCTAATCCTTATGAAGACCAAGTTGTTTCAGGAGCTTTAGGAGATTTAAGAGAAGCTTACGGTCAAACTCAAAAATCAATGAATGCATCTGCAATTGGTGCAGGAGCTTTTGGAGGATCAAGACAAGGAATAGAAAATGTTTTAGGTGCAGAAAGATTTATAGAAAGTGCGGGAGACACATCAGCAAGATTAAGACAAGCTGGTTTTGAATCAGGTGCTAATAGATTTGCTCAAGATAGAGCAGCACAAATGGGTGGTGCAACTACTCAGCTAGGTGCTTTACAATCAGCTTCAGCGGGACTTGCTGGTTTTGGAACTCAAGCTCGTGGTATAGAACAAGCTGGACTTTCAGAAGGATATCGTGACTTTATAGAAGAAAGAGAATTTGGTGGTAATCAAGTTAAACAAATGATTGGTGCATTATCAGGTGCTCCTATAAGAAGCTATGGAGAAGAAAGAACTGGTTATAATACTACACCAGTTGCTGGAGCGAGTACCTTTGGTCAAATAGCAGGTGCAGGACTTGCAGCATATCAAATGTCTGATATAAGATTAAAAGAAGATATTAAATTAGTTGGTAAATCTCCATCAGGAATTAAAATTTATAACTTTAAATATAAAGGTGATGATAAAAAATATCAAGGTGTTATGGCTCATCAAGTGCCACAAGCCTCTATTGCAAATAATGATGGCTACTTAATGGTAGATTACAATAAACTCGATGTAGAGTTTAAGGAGATATAATGGCTTTAGAATTTATTCAAACGGATCAAGGTCCTCAAAAATTACGATACGGTAAAGATGAAGAAAGTCAATTTACTAAAGAAGAACAAGAACAAGTAATAGAGATGAGAGATAAAGGTTATCTTACTTCTAAAGAATCTGAAATGGATTTAGATGGTTCTGAAGTACAAGAAGCTCAAACAGAAAGATTAAAAGGTGAAGCTCTTGAAGCACTTCCTGTATTAAAAAAAGAAAATGATAACTTAAAATTTGAATTAGGTAATGCTTTAAAAACTATTGAAGCAAAAAAACCTAGTTATGCTGGTGAAGATACTTCCCCTAGTGTTCTTTCAAACATAGATATAAAAACAGGATCTTTGAGTGAATTTACTAAAAGTGTAGGTGATTCATTTATGAATGTAGCTAAAGCAGTTCCTGATAAAATCGATGCTATATTTGAAGATCCAGAGAAAAGAAAAAATGTGATAAGAGGGTTAAATATTCTTAATGAATCATCTGGTATTAAACCTATCAGTCAAGCTAAATCTCCATTAGGCTCTATTGCGAGTGGATTACTTAAAGCTGAAGCCCAATTTACTGCTGAAGATATTGCTAGATTAAAAGCTCAGAAAAAAGAACCTAGAAGATATCCATCAAATAATGAAAAACTTCTGTATTCAAAAATAGAAAAATATGAAGAAAAATTAAAAGATCAAAAATTATCTAGCAAAGCGGTTTTTGAAAAATACAATTTAGCAAGAAAAGTTGCTTTAAAAAAAGGTCAACTTCCTACTGGTATATTTAATGCAACATTTGCTCCTTTTAAGAAAGCTCTTGAAGAAGCTGGATTCGGTGAACAATATGATGCTTTAGCATCAAAATTTTTAGATAAAGATTATAAACAAATGACTGTAAAAGATCAAAATCAATTTAATGATTTATTTCAAGCTGCAACTTTTCAACAAGTAGTTCAAGAAGTTAAATTATTATATCCTGTATCTAATAAAGATATTGATACTTTATTAAAAACTAAAGGTGATATTAGTAGTAATCCTGAAGCTCTTAGATATTTAATTGCAGCACAAATGGCAACTTCTCAAATAGCTTTAGGTGCTGAAAACTATGCTTATCAATATTTTCAAGATGGAGAACAGCAATTTGAAACTAGAGCAATAGAGATGTCAGAAAAACAAATAGCTGATAAAATAAGAAAAAAAGTATCTTCGGTTACTTTAGAAAAAATGTTTGGTTCATCAGATGATGTAACAGATGCTGGTGTTATTGCTGCTTTCTATTATCAACAATTAGAAGCTCAAAAACCTAAAGCTGGTGAAGCAGATCCTTATAAAATTTTTCAAAAAAGTAAGGAAGACCTTGAAAAAGAAAAACAAGATTTATTAGATAAGTACGATCCAGAAAAAACTGATACATAAGTAAAATGATATGGTTGAAAACGAAAAAATTATTACAGAAAATAAAGAAATCATTCCTGAAACTATTCTTTCCGACACTGTAGAAACTACTAATACTCTTCCCGGAGAAACTATAACTACTGAATCTGAAATAGAAGTAGAGAAACCTGAAACTATAACTACTGAATCTGAAATTAAAGTAGAAGAACCTCAAGAAACTATAACTACTGAATCTGAAATTAAAGTAGAGAAACCTGAAACTATAAAAGTTGCTGATGCTAAATTAACTAAAGATCAGCAAATTGATCTTAATAGATTACTTGAAATGGGAGAATCAGCAGCAGATGCTAAAGCAATAGTCACAGGCACTTATAAAGGTAAAGTTGAAAAAATAGATTTTAATAAAAGTGAATTTGAAGTAGATAAAGAATTTTTAGCTACAGATGGAATAGATTTAGAATTAAGTATAAAAGCTAGAAAAAAAGGTAAAGAAGTAAGTGAACAAATTTTAGTCGATTCAGCTGGAATAGAAGAAGAAGGTGGATATATATCTGCTAAAACTTTATACGAAATGAAAGGGTATAATGCTGATAAAGAAAATGAAATAACAGGTAAGATAAGATTGAAATTAGGATTTGGTTTAGATGGAGACCAGTTTAAAGAAAATAATATTAAGAACCTGCTTATCAAGCAAATAACTGATTCAGGTAAATATGATAAAGAAGTTCTTACTAATTATTTAAATAAGATAGAAGTTAAAACTGTTGATTTAAGTGCTTATGACCAAAAAAAGAAAGGTTTAGTATATAGAATTCCTAAAGAATTAGGTGGAACTAATATGTTTTCTGCTGTTGATTCTCCTAAATTATCTGGAGCTGATGTCTCTGATGCTGTTGCTGATACAGGTCCTATCGTTGCTTCAATAGTAGCTGGTACTGTCGGAAGTACCGTGGGTCCAGTAGGTACTGTGGCCGCTTCTGCTTTGGCTGCTGGATATACAGAGTATGCAAGATTATGGTATGGTTACCATAAGTTAGGTTTACAAAACGATTTATATAGTCCCGAGAAATTTAATGAAGTTGCTAAATCTGCTGCAATTAAATATGGATTAATTGATGCTGCTGCAACAGGAGTATTTTTAGCGGGTGCTAAATTAATTTTACCAACTATTTTAGGTAAATCTCAATTAAGTACTAACACTATTAAAGAATTTATAGAAACACAAGGAAAGACTAACACTGGTATATTTAAAGAAGTAAATAAAGTTAAAAGTCAGATGAAAAAAGAATTTAATCTTACTTCAAAAGAAGCCGATTCTTATTTTGCTGTATCAGTAGGAAAAGCTATATTAGATTCAGATCAATTAATTAAAAAAGGAAGTGCAGCACAACGAGCTTTATTATCTGATGAAGTAGTAAGATTAGAAACACAAGCTGAATTTAAAGCTATTGAAAATAAAATTTTAAAACAGACTACTGGATTATCAGAAGTAGGAAATAAAACAGCAGATAAATTAATTAATCAAATACAAACACAAGTAAAAGGTCAAGCAGGTGTTGCCTTAAGAGAAGCAGAATTAGCTTTATTTACAAATACAAAACAAATAACTAAATTAGAATCTAATTTTGTAAATGATGCTGCAACAAAATATTTAGATAATTTTGGTGTTTATTTAGATGATGCTTATAGAAATATACAATCTAAGTTATCTGTTTTAGATGATAGTATCGAAACAGGCATTTTAGCAAATAAAGAAGTTATAAGACTTGATGTAAAACAAACTCTTAAACTTATTGATAAAGAAATAAAAGGATTTAGCTTAAAGGGTATTTTACCTAAAAAGTTTGTAAAAGTACCTAGTCTTAAAAAAGGTGCTAAACTTGAAAATATAGCAGCAGCTAAAGCTAATAATAAAATGGCGTCACTAGCTTCAATATTTAATAAAGAAGGTTTTGAAAAAACTGGTGATGTTATGAAAATAGTTAAAGAAGGTTTTGAAGAACTATCTAAAAAAAAAAGTTTAACTTTAAAAGATATAGTTACTTTAAAAAATGCAGTTAATCTTTTAGAAGAAACATCAACAAATGCTAAAGTAATAGGTCAGTATAGAAATTTAAGTGGTAGTTTAACTAAAAATATAAGTGAAGCTATCACAAAATCAGGCGATGAAAAATTAGCAGCAGAGTTTTTAGAAAGAGCTGACTTACTAAATTTAAAAAGAAATACTTTATTTAAAAATTTTTCAGAAGAATTTGGAGGAGGAACAAACCCACAAGGATTACAAAAATTATCATTTCAAAGTGAAAATTTATTTAATAAACTTATTGATAATTCACCTAGAGCTAGATCAGAAGCAATGTCTTTTGGTCAATTAATTGAAAATGGTGTTGTTCCTAATGCTACAGTAAATAATATTAAACAAGCTTTATATAGAAATTATTTTAATAAAGTAATTCCAGATGCTAGCGGTGTAGCTAAAATGAGTCATAAAGATTTTTTTGAACAATTTGGTAAAAATTATGAATCTTTATTAGGTAAAGATTTTAAAAAATTATATAATACTAAATCAGTTATAAAAGCTTTTGATGATTCTGCGGCAGCTGTTGCGGATATAAATGGCACTGTTGCAAAATTTTTACCAGGTATAGAAAATTGGAGTGCTTTAAGTAATTCTGGTCCAGGTGAAATAGTGGAACATATACTTAAACCTGAATTTGCAAAAACTATGAATATCACTAAGTTATTACAAGCTTTACCCACACAAACGGTAAAGGAAATCCGTAGTATTTTTATATCAAGAATGATGAAATCAGTATCAACAGGTGATGGGTTTGTTCCAACTCTAACTGCTAAAGGTGGTGGTTTTATAGAAGGTTTAAAAACTGCTGGAATAGGTTCTAAACTTTTAGGAGGTAAAAATACTGGTACTTTAAATGGAAAATTACTTAACAATTTTTTAAATGAAAATAGATCAATTGTATCTCAGATGTTTGATCGTAATTTTTTTGATGTATATAGATCAATGGGAGATGTTTTAGAAATGTTACAAGCTCCTTTAAGTGCTTCTGCTGCTAAAGATACAAGTATGGCTGCTGCTTCTAAGAATGCTGCTCTATTCATTGATATGATATACGGTCCGTTGAACCATAAAAGATTAATACTTAACCGTGCATCAAGACTTTTAGATAGTTTTGGAATGACACAAGATAATTTATTTTTATTTACAGATTATTCACTATTTGTAGAAGCAGCGAAGAAAAATTTTATGGCTGGTAACTATCCTGCGTGGGTTGGAAAATTACCTGAAAAAGAAAGAGTTACTTTTATAGATAAAATATTAAAAGCAGTAAATTTAGAAAATAGTAAAGCAGGTAAACTTGTTGCTAAATATTTAAATTATGATAATTTAGTTGATGTAGCAAATCTTGGATTAAACAGAGGCGCTGGTATAAGAAAATCATTTAATTTACTTCCTGGAAAAGGTAATCGACTAGCACCTTTAAAAAATCCTATAGTTCAAAAAGAATATTTAGAAGATAAATACGAAGAAATAAAAGGTGAAGATAATATGCAAGAAGATGCTGATGTATTTTTTCCAATAGATATAGCAGGAAAATATGCTATAAAAGCTATTCAAGCAGTTTTTGGTAAAGGTTTAGAAGGTGGAAAATATTTATATGATGAAAAGAAAAAAGCAGATAAAGAAGAAAAAAGAGATATTAAAGAAGAAGAATTTAGAGAAGAATTAGAAAACTAATGACTAAAAATACAACTTCAATTAGATTAGATAACCATGAAAAATTATGTAGAATAATGCAAAAACAAACTCACGATAAAATAAACGACTTAGCAAAACAAATTAATAGATTGGAAAAAATATTAATTGGAGCAGCGGGCCTAATGATCTCATTACTAGGTGCC